AGACATTTTTGTTTATTAATATTTTGATTTTAATTTTTATATTCGTGAACTTAGGTTTTCTTTAACTTGTTAATAACTGTGCATATCTTCACCCCTTGTAAAACCCGCACAATCTGGTATTTGTTTAATATTTTTATTCCAGTTTGAATTCCAAGTTGATGCGACAGATGGACTTGGATAATAGTTCAACATTCCATCGGTAAATGTACGATAAACAGAACCATCACGACCTCGTAGTTCGTTGGCCCCACACTGAACAGATTGACCCACTGGTTCCCATACACATTTATCAGTATTTGCGCATGCATCCGCACTTAGTTTACCTTTACAATGCTGTTTTTTACCAGGGTCACTAGATGTACACGTACCTCTTCTATAAAAAAACAATTTACCGTCGTGTCTATTTTGATCATTAAATCGTACTTTACCGTGTGCGTTTATACATGCTTGCGACTCGTTCTCACCTGTTGTTAAAAAATCTACTTTTTTAGGAAAACAATGCGTATCATTCAATGTAAACCCATAACATTTATCATCCTCGAGACACTTTTTTGCACACGTTTCCTGTGCTTCTCGCATATTCCCACCGCCATGTTGATAGTTTCCAAGATTGGGACCACAAAGACTTCCAAATACCGGTTTATAAAACGAATTAAGCATGAAACCACCTTTTTTCATTATCATCTCGTGACCATTTCGATCTATAATGACAAGCCTACCCACATCCGATATTAATAATTTATAAGGTTTGGTACCATTATTAAAAGATGTCATTTCCTTTACTATGTTATCACCGGCCAAATCTTTCGTTTCACTAAACGTTAACGCCGCTTGGTCTTCAACGTTATGCCGAGGACGTATTACAATCTGACCATTTTTCGCATCGGGAGTTGTATTCGATGCCCACAATATACCTTTATTATCATGAGACCCAGATCCCATGTAAACAACGAAATTACCATCGTTTTGATAAATGGCAAAGTATTGTCCACCTGGCGCGACAAAATCCACATTTTGACGAACATTTTCGTAATTTCCCGCAATTAAAGACGCGCCTATTAAATCACACTGAGCTAAATAATAGTCACGTGTAGATAATTCAGTTTTATTCTTCATGCCTTTACCAGGTACGTAAATCTTATCATTGTTCGTTATAACGAGTCTACCTTTATAATTTTGTAACTTAAACTCGTCTACACCACCAATACTTAAATACAAATTTTTATTTCGTTTAAACTTAACTTTATCACCGTTCTTTTCAATTTCAAACCATATATCGGGTGAGTGAGAAGTAGTATAATACGTTTTCTTAATAGTTTTGTCAAGTTTCATCGTCTCCGACGAAAGTGTTACTGGTATAGTAAGATCACCATGAGGACCGTCGTACGTTTGGTCCAAATCGTCTTGTGTGATTTCAATCGTAACGGCGGCTAAAGCATTACCTATAACCTTATCTTCACTATCGTATGCGAACGCTTCAACCTTATTAATACCAAGCGCAGAATCAACATCGTCATTTAAATTAGTTCCCTTAAACGTTATACTACCTTTACCGTCGTTAGACGTTGCGGTTTCATCTGTAGTTGATTCGGTTTGTAATTCCTTATCACCAATAGATCTCACGAATACAAGTTTGGCAACTTCATCGAAACCCGTACCGTTCGTCCATGATAAAGTAAGGTCTATAGCATCAGTCCCGTCACCCCCGCCTGCGTATTCAATTTTATACGTAGACGTCGTCGAGTTACCAACTTGTGTTGTCTCATCGGTATCATCAGATGGTTCTGTATTCTCATTTTCGTTTATAGTTTTTGTTGCGTCTTGATCGAATGTAAGTTGTGGTCCAGAAGTTTCCTCTTTATCGTCACTCGATTCCTCTTTATCGTCCTTCTTAAATAAAGTCCACGCGCCGAAACCAAGGGCTGGCATGACAAACATACAACACATTACCACAATTACGAGTAATATAATTACACCCGTACTGTTGGAACCTCCTCTTGGTGGAGGATAATACATTATTATTAATTTAACCATATATTTTATTTTTCAAACATGTTTATCTTGAATTTTTAAATAAAAATGTTTGAATTATTTTAATCAATCTTGATTAATACCCCATATATTTTCACAATTTATTGATCTTTTATGTAGTCCAGGTTCCCATTTATGTGCGCATTCCAAACAGTGTCTATAATCAGTAATCCCGTTATTCTTTCTACCACCGAACATTCCACTGTAACATATTTTAGTATCATTAACCATATACCCACTAAAATCATGTTTAGCTAAACTCATATCTGGTCCCTGAAACCACACTTTAATTTCATCGCCACCACTCTTTTCACTAAAGAATATTTCAATAAGGTACTCTTTACCTTTCGTCATATTATATGTTCCCTCTTTCTTTTCCATAGCATGTAAACCACCGTTATCAACAACCTTTTTATAATTTACATACAAATAACTCATGTCATCGGATTCTGTCCAGAATTTATGACTACCCGTTTGTTTTGGTACGAAATGACCTTGCCAGCGAACAGCATAGTCACTTTTATTACCATGATTAGGTAAATACCCACCTGTCGCCTTATGTTTACTACTAAAATCAGTAATACCTGTACCTGTTTTTGTAGGTGTTGCGTTATTAAACGAAGAAGGGACTGAAAAGTATGAACCCTGGTAATAGTACCATTTAAATCCACCCGTCAAATCCATTACTGGGACCGAATCCCCAATAATATTACCGAATGTAAATGTTTTGAGGTGGGTTTCACCAGCTCCGTCGGGGTCTTCAGTATAATTTTTCGCTTTTGTTTTATCAGTTGGTAATGTTTCTTTTGATCTCATAATTTCTTCACCCTTTTTATTCAATAACTTAACAAACGATCCCGCCCATCTATCTCTACAACACCACCACGGGTTCATTCTATTGTATACCATAACCTTATCTATCACCGAGTACTCTTTTCCCAAATCGATTCTAAACCAATTTGTTTTACCATCTTTAGTATGTGCCATAGTTGTCAGTGTACCATCAAATAGTCTTTTTGGAGACGTCCAATCAGCATAAAAACTACTCTGGTCGACTGTATTATCACCGAAATCTTTCACAATATTTACACCGCCAGAATAAACTTCTATTTGTGATATGTTCAGGGGTCTTTTCCAATCAGAATTTTCGTACCCGAACCATACGTACTTGATACCGGTTGTGGATGTTGATGAAGGAACGTAATCTTTACTCGCTTTGAATCCCGAACGAAGTTTACGTTTACCATCGCCATCCTTTTCCCATATTATATCGAGTTTAGCATCTGTACATTCTTCTACTATACGATTAGCTTCGTTAGAGTCCCATGTTCCATGTGACGTATCTCGCGTCCATACATTGTTTGTATCTGAACATATACGTTTACACCCTTTTGCTGTATTCACATCCCCATCCACTTGATGTATCACAACACCACCGTGACTACAAAAACCATCGTCGCCTAGTTTAGTTTGGTTAGGTATTACACCACCAAGTGCTTCTGCGGCCGCTTTATCCGCCGCTTCTTTTGCGATCCTCGCATTCTCTTTCTCCTGTTCGTTTACAATTGCTTGTTGTTGATCAAATAAGGATTTATAATGTTGTGGATTATCGTCTACTTTAGAATCTGTATTGGGATTAGGGTCATCGACGAATTGTAAACCTACTCTATCCGTATTTGCTTTTTTAGGCCATTGAACTTTAATAACGTGTCCATCACCACGTGAACACGCTTTACCCGTACCGAGTTGTTTTTGTGTATGCGTATGTTTCCAGAATTGACACCAGTGTTTATTGGGATCATTAGCAGGTCCACACCCAAACTTCTCTACACCTAAAGTTGATTTATTCTTCTTAACTTTTGAATATATACCCTCACAATCCTTGTTCTGCGCATTTTCCCACGCCGACATATCTAAATCACGGAATTCAAAACTACCCAAATTTTCAGTAAACTCATCTTTTTCGAATCTAAGGAGTTGTGTATTAACTTTCTTATCGTCCGAAACTTCGTTATAGTATATATCGATCGTGTTATTACCAATGATATTATCACCAAAAGTTTTATTACTAAAAACGTTTAATTTAACATCCGTTTCATTTTTTCTATTATTCGAATCACTATTTTCAGCCCTGTGAATTTCGTTATTATTTTTATCTTTAACAACGAGAATCCATTTATTTACTACATCTTCGACACCCGTTTTGTTTCTCCATGAGAGATCCACACTGTCTATTATATATTCTTCAACAGTTCGTTGACGAAACCTATATAATAGAAATATGATAAATAGAATGATTAAAAGAAGAAGTATCATTTTATATATCACGAGATATTTATTGGTGGAGTATATTTATTGTTCTTCAGTTTCAGTTTCAGTTTCACCAGTTGAAGTTCCGTGTTTGGAAAATTCAACCGCGGCATATATAGTGATGGCAATAACAGAAGCAGTGAATAGAAAAATTGGTCCAGAGTTTCCCAAGTTTCGTGCACTAATCATTTTATAGTATAGTCAGGGAAAAAAATATTACACTAATATAAATGAGTAGTCGTCCTGTATCTAATGTTCTTCTCGAAGCACTTTTTATTGGTTTGATGTTACAACTTTTGGTCATGGGTCTCACAAAATTTGTATATAAAGGTACGGGCATGTTAATTATTGCGGGTGCGTTAATACATTTACTGTTTGAGTATTCACCTTTCGGTAATATAAATGAAAAATGGTGTAAAATTATATTTAAATAGTTTACTACATTACATGTTAGAATTCATCTCGTCTAAAAGAGTATCTTTGTCTCTAAGAAGTTCAATTAAATCATCGTTTAAATCTTTCAATTTATGTTCAATTTCCTCGTTATACCCATCAAGGTAGGATTTGTAAAATTCTCGTTCATTACCTACGTTGTGTCCTTTATCCAAAAGATTACCAATAGTATATCTTGGTAATCGTATACCAAGTTCTTGTGCGCGTTTTTTCACAGCTTCTTTACGAACATTTGCGGTAATTCTCTGTCTAGGTTTTGTATTACGTATAGTTCTCCGTATTTGTAATATTCTTTCATCCAATCTTCGTAATTCAGCTTCATCAAATTCACGATTTACGCTTTGTAACCTATCTATTTCATCGGACATTCTAGGTACATTTATAGGTGGTACTATTAACGAGTTCACGTAATTTAACAATTGTTCTCTTTCATCTGCGTCTGCTGTAAGAACAACATCGTCGTCGTCATTTTCTTCATAATATCTGTTCCTATTTCTATTTTCGGTAGAAAATGGTATAGGTGGCGATACGATCGTACCATCACGCATTACTTCTCTCATAATAAAATTTTCGATACCATCTTCATCGGAATCCGAATCACAACTTGAATTTACATTTGAAAGAGTTTCGTGTACTTTTTTCATTGAATTGCACATTTCGAGATAATGTCCTTCAGGTATTATCTCGGAATTCAAGTCAATTAAACGCATTAAATTTGTAAGTTCGTCCATATTTAATATCTTAAAAAAATATTAATAAAAAATCAACTAAGGTTTGATATATCAACATTTATTTCATAAAATGCGTCTATAATTCTATTATTTGCGTTCATGAACTCACAAATCCTTTCCATTTCCAATTCGATATTATCTAATTCTACAATGTACCCATTATGTAAACCTCTCGAATGTTCGTTAATTATACGCATATAATCGGTAAAAAACTCTCTACTATCAGTCGCATGACCAATACTTTGTAATTCTTCTATAGTAGTACAAAGAGGTAAATTTAAAGCACTACAATACGCAGTAAGTGCTTCTATTTTAAAACGAGAAGTAACGCGGTGTCTTATTTTTATTTTTGACAATGCTTTTTTGATTTCTTTCCGTGTTCTAACCAAAACCATACATCGTTCGTAAATTGAATCCATGGGATTTGTTTGTAGACTAGTAGGTAGAATACGACGACGTCTAACGGTATTACCTCTATATACGTCTCTTAATTTATTACACATGTCTAAATAATCACCTTCGGATATTTCATCCACGTGATCGTCTATAAATGTCATTATTTTTCGAAGCGTATCATCAGACATTATTACTTAGTAAAGATTTTTATTTTTTAATTGATAATAAAAGTAAAGCTTCCACGGCTTCACCTATTTCTTTGTGTTTTAAACAGAAACCATTCTTACCAGCTCTACAGTAACAGTTCTCGTAAGGACAATTTGGACGCATTATTATTTTTTTAATATTTAAATGTAATATTTAAGCTACTTAGGTTTAATTATCATCTACAATTTCACCTTCCTCAATATCATCATCGGTCTCCTCTTCATCAAGATTAAATTCTTCTTCCTCTGACCCATCCATTTCTGTAACATCGTCGTCGATATCTTCAGGTAAAACATTATAAAGCTCTGTCCAATCTACAATTCCACGGAGTTCGTAATCATCGATTAAATTGTCCAAATCAATTTTATCCGCTATATACCAATCATCATTGAGTGTATATTTCCAATAGTCTGCGTTTTCAAGTGTTATTTTATACGGAAATAATTCAACATCAACCTTTTCGTGTTCCTTATATAATTCAATGAGTTCTAACCTCTTTTCATCCATGTATATATTATACATGTATTCCAATATACCGAGATCTCTATCGTAAACATTTTTTTTAGGTTCGTGATAAAAAGTTATAAAATGAGCTTGTCCATAAGAAGTATTTAATTTTTTTTTACGAACACCGAAATAAGCAATATAATTATTAGTATCTTTTGGTATAAGATGTTGAGGAAATCCAAATTCAGCTTTCAAACCGTATACGTCCGAGTCTGTATCACATAAACTCGAACATAAACTACTAATATTATCTAATCTCCAAAGCGTGGTACAGTTTTTTAATAGTTCGTGTGTTAAATAAGGCATTGTAATTGTATATTTTATTAAAACTCATAATGTTTAAGTATGATTAAATTTTAATCAGACATCATATTATCAAGATCTCTGTTTTCGTTTCCAGGCTTAGAAGGTAAAGTTTTCATAAGCTCTGACCATTCTAATTTATGATAAGGTATATTATTTCGTAAAAGAAATTTCTCACCCGAATCAATATCAGTAAAGTATCTACTCAAATACTTAGTCCATAAATCATTAGTATTAATGTTAATACTGCGTGGCACAAGAATAATATCATTCTTTTTATCTTTAGATAATCTGTTTATAACCATATCAATAAAAGGATCTATAATACCATCACACCCTTTATTTTCATGAAAAAATTCAACGTAACGAATATCGTCTCTTCCCAAAAGTTTACTCAATCCAATATACCCAATATAATTGAAATTCCTAGCATTACACTTAATAGGGAAATTATGGTCAGGTTTAAGTCCCCAAATTTCCATATTGAGTTTTCCATCACTCATCGTAGTAGAGAAAAGATCGTCCAATTCTTCTACTTGTTCAAGCTTTGTAGTTTGTTCTAATAATTCGTAAAAAACCGACATTTTTATATTTTTTAATATTTACATTGTATCAATCTCACTTAGGTCTGTATCAGTCGATAATAATTCTTCGGCAACTATCTGATAAAAAGCCATTTTATACGCTAAAAAACCAAAAAGTGTCGCACCCATATTAAAATCAAAAGGTAAATTCGTGGAATTCCATAACGATTCTCCCAAAGCAAGAAATGTAGGTACTAACAATCTTTTATTTAAGCCTTGACTTTTTTCAATATTATCGACGTAAGATGAAAGTGAATCCACGTATATATAAGACGCTATTGTACCAACGCTCGCAGATACACCATCAATTGGTGTGTGAAAAATAAAGTGGTATGTTGAAACCGCAGCTCCGTACCTTAAAGTTGTTTTTTTTATTTTAGACTTTATTTGTTCGTATTCCGCTATACCTTCTTTTCTTCTAGTTGGACATGATATTCGAAGCGTCTTACTCCCGGGATTTATTATAGTTAACATACTATTATATAGTGTATAAAAATATATCCTTAAAATAACATATGCATGTTTCTGATATTTTAGGATGGATGGGTTGTACACTATTAACTGTAAATATAATACCACAAATTTATAAAATTCATATTACTAAAAAAGTTGAAGATGTTAGTACAACTTTTATAATAATAAACATATCGGGGTTATTAATGTATTCAGGTTACGCATGGTATAATAATATATTACATATAGCTATTTCAACAACAATTAGTTCACTTTTTAGTATTTACTTATTATTTTTAAAATGTATCTATACCCTTAATTAAATAATTTGGATCCTGAAAATACTTTTTCTTAAATTCACGTTCTTTACATTTAAATTCTTCACATCTATTAATCGATTCATTTACACGAATCTGAATTTTATTTAATTCGTATTCATATAAAATTTCATCGTTTTCTTTTGATAAATTACTCCATTTATCACCAAACATAGCTCTGTACTTTAAATTAAGTCTTTCGTATTCTATCTCATTCATCATTGTTTTATACAAAATCAAACAATATGAATCATATTCATCGCGTTTGAAATCACGGAGTTCAAACTCTCGTTGAGCTAGTAATTTCATGCGTTTATAAAGTTGGCTCTCCCCATTTTTCTCTCCACTGTCTGACCAACGTTTGGAGTCTTTCCTCTGCGAATCGTGGATTTCTTCCTTTGGATTTTTCTGGGGCCCCTGGGCACACGATATTTTCATAGTCGTATTTTTGAGATTTTTCCCATATAATCCTTTGAACGTCCTCACAGAGTTCATTTGTCGCTTGACAGAAAGCGAGTTTGTAATCGTCGGTGTGTAAGTGCATGTAATCCATTTCATTTATTTAGTATTTATTATAATTCTTTATTTATATTTAAAAAACTTAGGTCTATAATGATTGAATGTTTTGTCGTGTTTAGAATATTCTACAATAATAGTTTCATTGGCATCATTTCTTGCCATAAACACGTCCCTAGAAGAATTTGGTGATAACATCGTATCTATATGATTTTTTATTTCTGTAGCTGTATGTTCTACAGGTGTACTTGGATTTTTAGATATTACCATATCCGCCTTATTCCAAGGTAATAAACGAGACACACTCGAGTAAAATGTAAACATGTTATTATTTATATTTATTTTTTTATATACTAAATACAAGATGGTTTCACTCCAGGAATTACCTAAAAAGGTACAGTACATAACATTAGATTCTAATTTTGTTACTGGTACAAATAGTAATTTTACATTAGACCTTAACCTTTCATCTAATACACACGTAGTTGATATTAGTAAAGTATGTGGATTAAAATTAGTCGACTTCTATGTTACACAAGTTGGTAATACGGGGGCGGGTACGGGTAATGGAGCTAAATATATAGATATCATATGTGATGATATACCAAAACCAGCACAAATACTAGATGAACGTAAAGGTCAGATATTTGCGAGAATAGCTCTAGAAAGAGATTTTGACGGTTCCAATAATTATAAAACACACGATAAACATTGGAAAAGTTTTAGTCGAGAAACAGTTTTATTCAATCCCATATCTATACAAAAACTTGATTTTGAAATATACGAATTACAGGGTGATAATACAT